TCGCGGTTCTAAGAAGAAGATGAACCACGATGTACAAATCTCTTACGTTTCAGGCAGTGACGTTGTAACTAGAATACCGAAGTTTGGATACGAGCCTGACTCAAATCAGGATCTAGTATACTTTGACAACTGGGGGCAAGTCTTCTTCAATCCTCCCAAGGGTTATGTAAGTAATGACTTCGGTTTAGGCGACTCAATCTCAGATCACTCGATGAAAAGTTATGACAAGATGGTTAATGATATGCACCTTAGTATTGCAGAGTTGCGCCATAACCGACAACCTCTCAGACGGGTATGATCGTGGCGACATTGCTAAGGGATTGGTGGAGGACTTTAAGATTTATTGTACCGCACCTGTCACCTACATTCGCAGAGCGGGTAGGACAGTTGTATTAGCAACCACAGGAATACTTTTACCGGACGTATGCCCATGATCGTAGAGTTTCCAGACAACAAAACAGAACGGTTGATAGAAGACGCAATGGAGCAACTTGGCGCTTGGGTAGAAGGCCAAATAGAACTAGGGGTAAGCCCTATCATTTTAATAGGATTGATGGAGACATATAAGTCTGCACTCTCCTATAACCTGCTAGTAGATGAGGACGAGTAATGCCAACAGATAGTAAAGACATATTTGGAAACTTAATTCCTGACTTTGGAATTGAGGGTGGGCTTGCTTCTTATCTTCCGGGACAAGAGTCTGCTTTTAATCCAGAAGCAATTCGCGAAGTATTGAGTGGCTCAATTGAAGCAGGTCTAGCCAATCTTCCTACAAGCATTGGCGGCAAAACTGAAGAGCAAATTATTCAGGATATTGCTGACTTCCTTGCTGCTCAAGACGCAACAGATTATGGTGATTTAAATTTAAACACAACAGCTAACGAATTAACTAATGGCGTAGATATGCTTGACCCTGAAGCTACAGGTTTGGGCGGTGATGAAAGCATTGTTACTGACGATGAGCAGTGGGACAAAGTAGACAAAACAGAAGACCTTGGCTCACTGTTGCAAGACGCACTAGACATCTTTGGTTTAGGAAATCTTGACAAAGCTATTGTGAATGTTGCTGATGTAGTCAATGACCGTAACATCTCTGTTCAGGATGTTGCTGCTGCGTCAGGTAATACCGTTGAATACGTCAATGACGCTTTTGAAAAAGCCGGAGTTAAGATTAACAATCAAGGCGAAGTTATTGATGATGACACAGTTACTACTGGTGGCGATTCAACTACTACAACTACAACCACAACAACAGGTGGCGGTGCTTGGCAGAATACAGGTGGAGGTGTTACGGAAACTGTCGGCGACAGACAGATTGGTGACGGACTAATAGTCCCCAAAAGAGATGTGGTTGTTGACGATAGACCCAAGACAATTCTTCCTGCTTTGCCTAAACCAGAGCCTAAGCAGACAATGAATCTGACTTTAATGCAGTCAATAGTAAACGACACGCCAGTGACAGAATCAATCTTATTCCCAACTAAGTTCACTAAGTTGGAGAACGTACAACAAGGAATGTTTGGTGAATTCCTTCGTGCCGCAGGAGGCAGACGATGACATACCTAGAAGCAATCAATAGTGTCCTTCGGCGATTGCGTGAAGACCAAGCTAACACAGCATTAGAGTCTGACTACTCCGCATTGATCGGAGACTTTGTTAATGACGCAAAGAGAATTGTAGAGAACTCTTGGAACTGGTCTGCCCTTCGCGACACAATCCTAGTCAATACAGTTTCGGATACGTCAGAGTATTCTTTAACTGGCTCTGGTCAGGAGGCAGTCCTCAAGGATGTCATTAACGATTCATCTAACAGGATGATGAGGCTCGAAACAAAGTCATTCTTTAACAACGTCTACTACAACCAAGACGTAACCAGTGGCTCACCATCCACTTACACTATCACTGGTGTGGATGCTAATGACGATTTAAAGGTCAAGGTATACCCACAGCCTGACGGTATATATAACCTGCGTTTTGATATGTCCAAACCCCAAGGATTAATCAGTGCTGATGCAACTAAGATCAAAGTGCCACACAACCCTGTGGTTCAGATGGCATTCGCGATGGCTCTACGGGAGCGTGGTGAAACAGGCGGTCAGTCAGCAGCAGAACAGTTTGCTATTGCGTCCACTGCTTTGTCTGATGCGATAGCTATAGACGCTAACCGTTACCCTGATGAAACTACTTTTATGGTGGTATAGATGGCACAACAACTCCAAAGTATCACCATTACCGCTCCGGGATTTGCGGGTATTAACACCCAAGATGCACCGTTGGCACAGGACGCAAGTTTTTCTGCCGTTGCGGATAACTGTGTGATTGATAAGGAAGGACGTATTGCCGCAAGGAAGGGTTATACCTTACTAAACGGTAACGATCTTCTTGGTTCGTCAGATGGCATAGAATCTATGGGTGAGTACGTTGCCGCAGATGGTGATGTTACTTTCCTGTCGGCAGGTAACAACAAGATATTCTCAGGCACTACCACGATGGTAGATGAAACGCCTGCCTTATATACCATCACAGCTAACAACTGGAAGTTTGTACCTTTTAACGATCACATGTACATCTTCCAACGAGGACACGAGCCTTTGGTTTACTCGGATCATGCGGGTGTACTTGAGGCAATGTCCTCTCATACTCATGCGACAGGAACACCGCCAGAAGGTCATGTAGCTATCGCTGCATTTGGTCGGTTATGGGTGGCAGACTTTGATGGTGACAAGTCCACTATCTACTGGTCAGACCTACTCAACGGTTCTGGGTGGTCAGGTGGCTCTACAGGCTCGATTGATATTACACAGGTCTGGCCTAATGGATACGACACTATCACCGCTATGGCGGCACACAATGGCTTTCTGATTATCTTTGGCAGGAACTCTATCATAATATATGAAGGAGCAAGCAGCCCTGCGAGTATGACGTTATCTGATACAATCTCGAACGTAGGTTGTGTGGGTAGAGATGCGGTAGTCTCCACTGGTAAAGACTTGATATTCCTAGACGACTCGGGTGTTCGTAGTTTGTCAAGGACAATTCAAGAGAAGTCAGCTCCTATTGGCGACATCTCAAAGAACGTCAACAACGATATCAAGTCTCTCTTCGCGGCAGAGACAGGGAATATCAGTATGCACTACTCGCCAAGACAAGCGTTTGTGTTACTAAACTTCCCAGTATTGGGTGTGGTCTACGCTTTTGACACACGCTTCCCTCTACAGGATGGGAGCTTTAGAGCGACTACTTGGTCGCATATTAATCCACTCTGCTTCGCGGAAACATCTACTGAGAAACTGTACGTTGGTGTAGCAGATGGCATTGGTGAGTACACGGGATACACCGATAACAATACGGGTTATCAGTTGAGTTACTTCAGTCATCCCTTGAGCTTTGGCAATACGTCAAACTTAAAATTCCTGAAGAAGATTAACCTGACAACCTTTGATGGCGCTGAAGCTACAGTGGTATTAAACTGGGCGTATGACTATTCTGGCAACTACAGAAAGCAAGCCTATGTACTACCGCAGTCCAATGTAGCGCAGTACAACATATCAGAATTCAACACGGACGCTGAGTATTCATCGTCTATTGCTTTGATTAAACGCAAGAAGATCAACGCCTCTGGTCAGGGTACAGTCGTAGCCGTAGGGGTAGAAACAACTGTTGAGGGTAACTCGATTGCCCTTCAAGAGATTAACATTCAAGCTCTGATGGGAAGGATAGTCTAATGTCGAACTATACCAAACTTACTAACTTCGCAGCCAAGGACGCTTTGGTTAGCGGCAACCCTGCCAAGGTTGTTAAAGGCTCTGAGGTCGGAGCTGAATTTGACGCAATCCAAGTGGCAGTGGCAACCAAGTCTGACTCAGCGTCACCTACTTTTACTGGCACAGCAACAACAGATAACCTGACAGTGAGCGGTACTTTCACAGTCGGCACGATTGATGGAGGTACTTACTAATGTGGGAAGAAATAGGAAAGTTTTTAACAAATTTGCCCGGAAGTGCAACGGGCAATCTTCTATCAGGTATTGGCGGTTCGTTAGCACAAAATAAGATTGCTAAAGATATTAGCGCGCTAGGTGATGACGCAACTACTGCAATCTACGGCTCAGACTATCAAGTACCAGAAGGCGGTTTGCTAGGAGAGCTAGGTCGTCAAGTAGCGTTTAAGCCTTTCACTGTTACTACGCCAACTGGCTCTAGCGCAACATTAAACACAAGCGGCATGAGTACATCGCTCAGTTCGACAGAGAAAGCATTACAAGATAACCTGCTAGACTTTGGTTCTGATGCTTTTACTATGCTAGGTGATCCAGAAGCAAGAAAGTTAGAACAAGAAAATATTATTGGGATGCTAACTCAAGATGCTGCTCAAAGAGCTACTAGAGAGCAGGACATCTTCGGTCGCATGCAAGCCACTCTCGCACCAGAGCAGGAGCGCGCAAGGCTAGGGCTAGAAGAACGT